GTATCGTCTATTTACTCCTCCTGTACATATGAGAACTTTTTAATCAACTGGATTGTCATTTTGCGGTCAAACACACGTTCCACTTCATTTCGGTGTGAGATCACGTACATCGATAGACCTTCTGTCTTTGCAAGGAACTTGATAACCTTTGCACATGCGACAACGCCTACGGCATCGAGTCCAAAATCCAACACCTCATCAAACATGCAAATGTTGGTTCGGCCGTGTAAACGCTCACGAACATCCTTAAACGCCACAGAGAAAGCAAAGTCAACACGAGCTTTCTGGCCTGTTGATAGATTGCCAAACTTCATCTCAACGCTGTTATGAGAAATCTTTGCTGTCAAGTCTTCTTGGAACTCTACTGCATGTGGTAATCCCAACATTTGCAAGTAGAACTGAACCCGCGCATTCAGGAACGGAACATACTTATTCAGCAGCGACTTGCGTACGAAGCTGTCGCTCTTTGTCAGTAGTTTCAGTAGGAAGTTTTGATGGTCAATTTCTCGCTGTAACGCGTTAACCTCGTCGTAATTGATTGCATCAAGCACAACAGCTTTCAACTCAACTAACGTATCAGCATGTGGATTATCTTCAACTTTCAACTCTTCTACACGCGCCCGAATGTTGTCAGCATCACTTTGAATTCGTGCGATTTCCTCAACATTGTCAACAGTAATCTGCTCGTGTAATTGTTTGTACAACACATCAAGATCGGTAAGCATTGCAGCATGTTCTTTGACCTGCTCTGCTAACTCTTCAATCGTCGTATCCAACTTCAACAGTTCCTCTGTCTTCGTCTTGATTTCACCTGCCGCACCTGCAAACTGTTGCTTGCAATGAGGACATTTGTTGTCTCGAAGTGAGAGGAGTTCCTTATCAATCTTTTCAAACAATGTTGTGTGTTGCTTACACTCACGAGCCGCATTGTTCTTATCAGTTGTAACTTCGCGAATGGTTACATCAACTTGTTTTATCTTTGCGTGAATTGCACGTTGTCCCTCAACATCCACACCGTCAATTCGTGACAGTTTTGCTGTGAGAGCCTTGATTGTATCTTTGCGCTGTACGTCCCATTGATCGAGCCGCCGTTGCGTGTGATCAATCTGTGTAGTATGTCGTTCAATCTCTGCTTGGTGTGCTGTTAGCTGTGCTTTCTTCAAGTCAAAATCCACTTTTGTGTCTTTGATGATTGATTTCAGCCGTTCAGCCTTCTGTGTAATCACTGATAGCCCGAACAAATCCTCAATGAACGAGCGCTGATTTGGACCGGTAGTACTTGTTGTTGGGAGCTTTAAGAATGAATCGTTTGATGCAGAGAACACAATGATTCGAACGAATAGCTCGTACGGCATCCCGAGTACTTCTTCGATCTTCTTGTTCGTACCACCGACGTCTACGGAAATATCAACTCCGTTTTCGTACAGGAACACTTTGTTTCCTTCGGCGCCAGCTTTCATCTTACGTTGACGAACAATCCGGTATGTTACCCCATTTTCTGCTATGAATTCAAGGGTAATCTCCATTTCCTTCTTGTTGATATTGTTAATCAGTCCGTCTTTGGTAATGTCTTCACTGATAACTCTGTCATACAGCGCATATACCAATGCTTGAAGCATTGTGCTCTTGCCAACGCCGTTTGATCCGGTAGTATCTTCTGTTTGGTTGTCGAGATCTTCACCAACAATTAACGTTGTCCCAGGGCGGTCCAATTGAAACACTGTGACATTGTTACCGTACGAAAAGAAGTTCCGCAAGGTTAGAACTTTGAAGTGGATCATGCCAGCCTCTTGTATTGTTCAACCAGCGTGTTGGCGTCAATCTTGTCGCTCTTGATGTCAGCAAGCATTTGGATAACCAGCTGATCGACTGTGTTGATATCACTCAATTCCACTGTACCGGTTGCGTCTTTGCCAACATCTGTTTCAGTGTTGGTTAGCACGTCATCTAATTCACTTGTCTCTTCAAGTGCGAGTTCGCGTAGATTGAAATTAGACATGAACTCTTCTCGAACGACAGACGTATCTTCGAAAGATAGCTCTGTATCAAGCACGCACTTAACTCTTGCTTGTTGTGGAAGAATGTAATCAGGATCGAGCATCTTTGACAGCTTGACTCGAATGTATTTCGGGCAATCTGGCCAGTCAATGAAGCTCATCTTTTCAACTGTATGGTCGTACGTTGCCATTCCACGAATGAAGTCGTTTGCATCACCAAAGTCCATAGGAAATGTGTTGCCAATGTATGTGATATTGCCTTGTGTTTGGCGCTGGTGGAAGTGTCCAGATAGAATTCGCGTAGGGCCTGCAAAGTTGATTGGATCCGGCCCTGTTGGCATGATCACGTTGTACCCAGTGATTCGAAACCCTTTGAATTCAAAGTGCCCAGCCCAAAACGGCAGTTCCAAATACTTTTTCAGTTCAGGGTACTCATCGTGGAAAAGGTACGGACTAAACAGCGATCCATCACCTATTTCAGGGAAAATCGTCGGCTCATCAATGATCGTAAAATTGCTGAACTCGTTAAATGGCGCGATTGAGTGAACCTCACGCGTATGTCTGTGATACAAATCGTGGTTGCCAACGACAAAGTACACAGGCAGTCCGAGCGCATTTAGCTTCTTTGCGCCTTGATATGAGTAGTTGATCGTTGCAATGTTGATTGCAGATCGGTTCTCATTCCAATCACCAAGAAAGCCAATATAGTCAATAGACGGATCGTTCTGCACTTGTTGGCAAAACCAATCTATGTATCGAAGGCAATCTTCATTGTGTACTGGGGAGTTAGACTTCTTGCCGAAGTGAATGTCTGTGAAAAAACAGCCTTTACGCAGCTTTTTTGCCATCTTGTGTGTCTTCTTTCATATATACACTTTGTAAATATGGAGGATCTTCTCATGAAGTTGTATTATACCTATGTTATGCGTCATCCGACAACAGGCGTTGCGTTTTATGTTGGTAAAGGAACGGGAAACCGAATGTATTTCCACTGGCGAAACCGAAACGCTGCTCGATTTGCAAACAAGCATTTACAGCGCACCCTACAGAAACTTGATTGTGAAGGATTGAAACCTATTTACGAGAAAGCGGTTGACGGGGTGGATGAACAGAGAGCGTTGGACGCAGAACAGAACTTGATCAAAGCATATGGCCGTAAGGGATTGGGTACAGGCATGCTGGTTAATCTTACGGACGGTGGTGAGAGTGGGGCAACATCGTGGTCAGAAGATACGAGACAAAAGAAACGAGATACAGAACTTGCCAAACAGAAAGGTCGTCCAGTGTGTCAGTACACGGAAGGAGGTGAACTGCTCGCCGTTTTTTCGTCGGCAAAGGTGGCTTCTGAACAAGTACTATCTGCTAATCGTTCATACATTACACAATGTTGCAAAGGTAAGCGTGTTTCATCTGGTGGATTCGTATGGGCATACAAAGGCGATCCAGTTCCTGTGTACACCAAAAAATACTACAAACAAGTTGAACAACGCTCACAAGCGGGTGATCTGATCGCTGTTCATCAGTCATTGACCCACGCACAGCAAGCATCAGGTGTTGAACTTCACAATATCAGTGAAGCGTGTCGAGGCAAATCAAAAACCGCTGGTGGATTTACGTGGTGTTATTATCGATAGCGGTTTGTAAGCTATTGACCGTATCCTGTAACCTGGCAAGATGTGGCTTTCCGTAGTTTTCCATTCGGTTCGGTGGGTAGTTCACAATCGCTTGTTCATATCGCTTAACTTGGTCTTGTGCCAGTTGAAGAAGATGTTGTAATTGTGCAAGTGTCTTGCCCGCTAACCTAACCTTCTTGCCGTTGATAAATGGGTAATTCATACGTTTAGTATTGGACTAATTCTGGAGTATCATCCTGCTCAACGGGAACTTCAACGGGTGCAACTTCGGTCCCCTTATCGTCACGTTCGATTGGACTATCGGAATACCGGGTTCGTGTCTGCAATTCAAGTGTGGACCGTATTGTATCAAAGTCACGCTCATCTTCGATTTTTGGACCCCCCTCATCATTGTCATCATATCCATATGATGGGTTCAAACCAGAATCAATCAACAACAAGTCTCGAACGTCGCGTTGGCGCTGTTCGTGATTAAGATACTGGATGAATGAGTTCTTAACGCATTGTGTAAAGAACGCAAATGGATTGTTGCTTTTCTCGGGATTGAAGCTATTCCACGTTCGTACAAGCATCATCATTGCGTATGCCTGCATGTCTTCGTTGTATGAATAGTTGACAAAGTTACCCTTTTTGGCATACTTTGAACACAACAGTTGAAGCATTTTCGCCAAAGCATCAGACATTTGTCCTTTTTTCTTTGACTTTTTGACCTCTGCGAGCAGTTCTTTGTTGTTAAGGTATATTACTTTTCCAGCTTGGGTGATCGAATTCTTTGCTGTTGGTACTGGGGGTGCTTTTGTTGCCATGGTTGGTTTTATACCTTCTTGGTGAGGTTTGGTTTAATTATCGTGTAAAAAATGTGAAAGGTCAACGTATAAATATCTCAACAGGATCTCGTATCCAACCTGTGGTGGAGTGCTGAATGGCAGACATTGACAATAATTTCAAAGTAAGATTGATTCCAATAGCCAGTCTATTGTACGGCGGTGACCCTGCGTCAATACGCGAGAGTCAAGTTGCGTTTGATGTTACGCCAACGTTTTCTGAAACACGAACAGCAGAATATGCAGCTGTCACTCCTGTTCATATGCCAGGTGCAATGCAAGTGTACAAGCATACAAACTCACGACAGTTTGAAATTACAGCTCATCTAATTTCACGAAACGTTGCTGATGCTGTCAAGAACATGAAAAATCTCCAAACGCTCCGCGGATGGTTAATGCCTTATTTTGGTGGTACGGATACGCTAACGAATAGTAACAAGGAAGCTCGGCGAAACACATCATACGGAGCTGGGGGTGACCAACAAACTCCCTTGACAGCAGAGGAACGTGATGCAAAGGTACGCGAACGTGTTCAATCAGAAGGCGTTCAACTTCGAGGTGCACCACCTGATATTTTGTATTTATACGCATACTCAACGGGGGCAAGTGATCTTCGTGGTGGTGGTCCAGTAGTCAACATTAACCGTGTTCCTGTGGTACTTACGAGTCTTGGAATTACATATCCCGAAGATGTTGACTATATTCCTGTGTACAACACGGAATACACACCAAACTCACGAACAGATCCATTCCCCAAAAAGTTAGATGTGACAATCTCTTTGGTAGAAACACACTCACCACGTGAGTACGAAAAGTTTGATTTACTTGCTTACAAGCTTGGTAACCTTGTTAACTTCTAAGGATATAACATGGCAGCTTATCAACGCTCAGATCAACAACGAGGCGGCCGCTTTGTACAAGGTGGAAAAGTTGATATAAAGGGAAATCGGCTTGGTTGGTGGGAACGAGTTGTGTTCCCAAAATCTCCAACAGATATTTCATACACAGTCACGGCTAAGTATGCTCAACGACCAGACTTATTGGCGTTTGATCTGTACGGTCGAGCTACGCTTCAATGGTTCATTATGCAATACAACACTGTATCAGACGTATATGAGGATTTTACAGAAGGTACAGTTATTACCCTTCCAACACGTTCCCGTCTTTTTGGTGAACTGCTGTCAAAGTCCACGTAACTATGAGCGTATAAATACGCACTATAAGGAATAATACCAGCGATGTCCAATCCACCTAACAGACTTGCGTCTTTTCGATCGTACAGCTATTACCATGTGTTAGTGATGTGCGATAGCAGTCAAACTGCTGATGCTCTTGCAGAGAGTTCAGATCTCAATGTGTGGGAGCACGCAACACAAGATACCCGTGTAGTTGATTCCCGGCCGTTCACTCACGATCTCGGTCCATATTCACCAAAGAAGGTTGAAGGCGCTGGAAAATACATTGTTTTGATCAATGGGTCCACTGATGCGTCGTTTGTAATCGAAACAGCAACATGGACGTCAGCAACTGGATCAAGCGCAGTACCTGGCGATAGATCAACATCAATTGCTGTTGAGGGTTCATTGAAACTCTCAGAACCAAAAGGCGTTGCATTCTTGGATCAAGTGGTTAAATGTTGTGTAGCGCTTGGTGTTGATAGTGCGCAAGTGGTATATGTGCTCAAAACGTTTTTCATTGGATTTCGTGATGATGAACAAACGCACGACGGTATTGGGAACCGACAAGACTTCATTGGTGACATTCCTCCCGTTAATTTCATCGTATATGATGTCACAGGATCATTCACAGAAGCCGGTGGGTCATACGAAATGCAGTTTGTGGCCGCCGGGCACGGGGCAGCACGACTTCCACAGTACAGCAAAGCTGTAAACTCCATGAGTTTGACAGCTGGTGATAGTTTGAAGGAAACCCTAACAAACCTTCAAACAAACATCAACGACAGTTATGACCAATACTATGATTGCGTATACAAACAAATTGCAGCTGTTCAAGGTGATTCAGCGGATTTGCTAAAAGCATTGCGCTCTGTCAAGTACGTGATTGAAGTTGGTAGTGATTATAGTGATGCAAATGAGATGAAGTATAAGGTATCAAATCAATCCCAGCAGTATAAAAATACTGCTGGATGTGGAGATGCTGCACAAATCACATTCCCTGCACACACAAGCATTGAAACAGCAATTGGCACCATCATGATGATGAGTCCGCAGGTACAAGCGGACATGACAACCGGTGATACAGCGACAGGCGTGAAGTACGAACATAAGATTCATACAGCCCTTGTTTCAGAACAAGCTTCTGATGCAGAAGAGGGTGTGATTGATTATACCGTATATTACCGCGTTGAGCGGTTTATGTCACCAAAAACTATAACATACAACTCTGCTTTTGATGAATTACAACGTGATAATGTTGATTTGAAAGATCCTCAAAACGCAAAAATACTTCAAAACATCATTGAGTTTGATTACATGTACACAGGCAAGAATATTGATATTCTTGAATTTGACATGAAGGTCAACATGGGAATGGCGTATTTGCAAACTGCAACACTTGCAAATACGTTCAAGAGTCAGTTAGAGCGGGCTCCAAACCGCCAGATGCAACCCTCTGCGGCTGATTTGAATAGCCACACAGTGCGGTTTGGAACAATGGTTCAGACGCCAGTCTTCTTTGGATCACAAATCAAAGCACCTAACATGATTAACTCGCAGAATGCGGGGGATTCAATCCAGAGTGCATATACAATGACGAAGCATGCTTCGTTAGAAGTAACAGATGTGTCGATGAAGATAATTGGAAGCACTCAACTGCTTGGTTCAACTAACAAAACTACTTCTTCCAAATACATTGTAGAGTCAGCCACTCGTGTACAAGAATTTACAGAGCAGACGGAAGGAAATTTCCCTGATTGGTCACACGTACCTGCATATGTGAAAATCAAAATTAAAATGCCACGTGAAAATGATGATTTCGCGTTGTTTACTGGGCAATCAACAACTGGTGATCCAAGAACTGATCCTGGCATCACTGATTATGCTCGTGACTTTTGGTTTGATGGATACTATTACGTTGTTGGAGTTGAACACGTATTTGACGGTGGTGAATTCTCACAAGTTCTTCAACTATTAGGATTGCCGAAGCGAAGCGCATTCCAAGCAACACAGGAAAACGCAACAACAGAAACAGCTATTACTGCGGGTGTCGGATCGTGCTATGATAATCAAATTGGTGCGGGCAGTACAGCGCCAAACCCAACCGTGCCTTCTATGCCACCAGCAGGGAATACTGAACCAACAAACCGAGCTGATGCAAACGCAGCCAACTCAACTGCAAAAAATCCTTCCGACGTTGTGGGATGGGACAGCGCGTCGCCTGCTGTCAAATCAGCGATTATTGATGCGTCTAATCGCTACGGAGTTGATGTTGTGGTAATGGCACAGTTCGCAGCAAAGGAATCTGCGTTCAATCCTAACGCAAAAGCTCCAACATCAAGTGCTTCTGGATTGTATCAGTTCATTACAAGCACGTGGAACGGCTTGGTTAATCAAGGAAAAATTGCCGGTCTTCCACCAGGATCTCCTGATAAGCGGTTCGACCCACAATTTAACGCTGCGGGCGGTGCAGTATTTCTTCGAGACAACGCCAGAGCGATTAGATCTAACGATGTTGGTGATTTGTATCTCGCTCACTTTCTCGGCCCGGCAACTGCTGCAAAAGTAGTATCCAGTGATAATAGCAGTGGTGGAAAAGAATTACTAATAACAACACTCGGCGCAAGCGCTGTTCTACGCATTTCAAAAGCAAACCCATCAATTGTCAAACCAAATACAACTGTTGGAGAACTACGCACATGGGCAGCCACTTCAATGGCTAAAACCTTGAAGAATGGAATTAAGGTGGCTGATCAGCGAAAAGCAACCCCACCAGCAGCTGCCGCAAATGCGCCAGGACAAACACTGCCGTCATCTAATCCACAAGACGCCCGTAGAACTGCTGATAAGCAAATTGCTGCACAACAGAATGAAAATGTACAGGCAGGAAAAACAGATACTAATCCGTGTGGTCCTACGGCAGGTCAAGCACCACAAGATCGGCCAATACGAGGAGGCCAATAATGCCAATGTTCACAGCCCAACAAGAGATATTTCAACAAGGGGCACAATCATCCCCAACAATGCCGTTCATTACACTTGGAATGGTGGTAGATACTAATGATCCCCAACAAATGGGACGAGTGCGTGTATTGTGCGCACAGTGGGGTGATACGTGGGGATCCAAGGCAGAAGATCTGCCTTGGGCATTGTATATGTCACCGTTTGGAGGGCAGCAGCAAGTTGGCACGCGTGGTCCAGGTGTTCAAGAATCAGAGGGCGGCGTAGCATACGGAATGTGGGCAATTCCAAAGGTTGGATCACAGGTAGCTGTTGTATGTATTGACGGCAACCCAATGACACGGATGTATTTTGGTTGCGTGTTTGACCAATTTACTCCACATACTATGCCGCACGGTAGGTTCATGTATGATGACCACCCAGAATTGGAGAAAGCTGGAAGTGATCCTGCTCCGTACGGGCCGTATACATCAGCTGAAAAGTTTATTCAGCCGTTAGCAACAAACCTAAAACAAGCGTTTGGTAATGTCGGTGAGCCAAACCACGAATTCCGGTCACGAGCTGCTGACTACACAGTATCTCGGTTAGACATTTCACAATTGAACCAAACGTATTCAAAGGTTCAAGATGATAAGGACATTCATCACGAAGATTGGACGTCTACACAGGGATATCAAGTTAGTAGAACTGATCCAAACGCGCCCTCGTCATTTACTGACAGAAACTATGATTCAATGGTGTATTCGTTTACATCACCTGGATTTCATTCATTATCAATGGATGATCGTCAGGAGAACTGCCGAATTCGGTTGCGTACAACATCTGGTCACCAGATTATAATGGACGATACGAACGAGCGAATCTACATTGCAACAGCAAAAGGAAACAACTGGATTGAGTTGGATCAGGACGGAAACATTGATATTTTCACTGCCAACAAGTTGAATATTCACGCCGCAAAAGAAATTAACATGACGTCAGACGAGACAATTCGTTTGTATGGCAAAAAAGGTGTTCACATCAAATCAGATGATGAGCTTCGAGTTGATGTTGCAAAGGATATTCACGTTAAAACAGCTCAAAACTTGCGGATACATTCAACACAGGCCACATTTGTACAAGCTGACGGCGCGCTGCACATTAAGACAGCTGACACAATGTATGCAGAAGCTGCATCAGCATTGAACGTTAAATCAGGGGCTGCTCTCAATCTACAATCGGGTGCAGCTACCAATATTTTGGCTGGTGGTGACATTATTGGTACTGGATCAGCCGTTCACTTCAATGGACCAGGCGCAGGATCAGCAACAGCTGCAACAGCCGCATCTGAACAACTGGCTTTCTGGACCAACCGGGTTCCAGATCATGAGCCATGGGCGCGAGTAATGACAAAAGAAGACACAGCTCACGATCCAGAATTTGATTACACCAGCAAAGAGGTTGGTAAATCCGAACGTGGTCGAACAATTGACCGCGGAATGTACTGGCGTAGATAACAGAGCGTTGCTTCCGATAAATACAGAACACTAACAAGGAACAAGTGAAATGACAAAAGGGTTGTATCGTGGGTATTCATCATACGAGTATCAAGCGAAGAAAACGTTCAGCATTACAGATATTGAATTGGTCAAGCTTGACTTGCTCAATCATATCTTTACGCGCCGTGGTTCGCGCGTGATGATGCCAACGTTTGGAACCCGCATTCCTGACCTTGTGTTTGAACCTCTTGATGCCATCACATTGGATGTGCTTGAAGAAGACTTACGTGCTGTATTTGCGTTCGATCCGCGAGTTCGCCTATTAGAGTTGGTAATTGCTCCCGAGTACGATTCCAACGCTGTTACAGCCAGTGCAAAACTACTCTATATTGAGCTCAACCTTACGGGTAATCTTGATATCAACATTGTATTTGAGGGTTCATAATGAGCAGATTAGTCGCAAGAGCAGAATCATGGGAACGGGCATATGATGCGTTTCAAAACGTAAATTTTGCTGCGTTTGACTACAATACCGTCAAACAAAGTTTGCTTGAATACATCAAACTGTATTTTCCTGAAACATTCAATGACTTTATTGAATCAAGTGAATTCATTGCCATCATTGAGACATTCGCATATATTGCAGAGTTGCTGGCATATCGCCTTGATATCAACGCTCATGAAAACTTTATTTCAACAGCACAGCGGAAAGATTCGATTCTGCGGTTGGCAAAACTGGTGTCATATACAGCTTCTCGTGCACTTCCAGCACGCGGTCTGGTAAAAATCACATCAGTATCTACGACAGAATCTGTTGTTGATTCGAACGGTAATGATCTTGCAAACCGAACGATTCGGTGGAACGATGTTAGCAACACCAATTGGAAAGACCAGTTTATTCTCGTAATGAACCGCGCATTGGAACAAGAATTTGGATCTGTTGGTCCAACGGATAGATTCCAAGTTCAGGACGTATTGTTTGAATTGTATTCGTGGAATTTAACACCGTTGCCAACTGGTGTATTTTCATATTCTGCAATTGTCAATGGTCAAAATGCTCCAATGGAGCTGGTTCCTGTCACGTATGATTCAAAGATTGGGATTCTTGAACGTCGTCCTCAAAACAATGCCAACTTCACATTCTTGTATGGTCAAGACGGACTTGGAGATACTTCTGACACAACAGGATTCTTCTGCTTCACAAAGCAAGGATCTTTGCAGCGGTATCGTACGTCTTTCGACGGTATTACACCAAACCAAACATACGACATTGCTGCTCAACAAGTCAATGATACGGACGTTTGGGTTAATGCTGTTGACAGTGTCACAGGAACAACTCTTGATGAACCATCGCTTCTCCCTTACCGTCGTGAAACTACTGACGGGAAATCAGGCGAGTGGGTGCAGGTTGACCTTGCACACGCACAGAACGTCATTTTCAACACAAACCCAAAGCGTAACAAGTATGAGATTGAAACGCGTGACAGTAACCGCGTACGCTTGATCTTTGGTGACGGTGAATTTGCTGACGTCCCCGCTGGTACGTTTGATATCTGGGCACGTACGTCATTAGACCAAGATATTGTTGTACCACAAGCTTCCGTAGTTAACACGCAATCATCTTTCACATACGTTGATACGTTTGGAAGGGCGCAAACGTTTACGTTTACGTACAGTCTGATCAATTCACTGCAAAATGCATCTGCATCAGAAGATATTGAGCACGTTCGTGTCACGGCACCAGCTGTGTACTATTCACAGGATCGAATGGTAAACGGTGAAGACTACAACGTATTCATGCTTCAAGATTCTTCAATTTTGAAGCTACGAGCAGTTAACCGTACTTTTGCAGGTGATTCAAAGTATATTCCGTGGCACGATGCGTCAGGAACATATGAAAACATCAAAATATTTGGTGATGATGGTATTTTGTATTTCCAAGATAGTGGAGATACAATAGCAACCCCTGTTGTGGACATTAGCGTACTAATCTCAACATACATTGAGCCACTGCTATCTTCAACAGACATCTATCTGCACATGGCAAGTGCAGGTGTTCCACTCCTGCAATATCGTCGGACATTTAACAACGATGAAAAGAATCGAATTACAGCTGCATTGACACCACCTCCAACCCCAGCCCAGATGGAGATGTACTACAACACTGTGACATATGATTGGCACGCAGTTAAAGTCAGTGATGACCCCGCAGTTGCCTTGGCACCGTACGGATGGGCTTCGGGTCAGTTTATTGCAGACCCATTGATTTTAGTCAACCAAGCATCGATCTTTGAAACACGGTATAACGTAACGCGTAATGCGCGAAGGTTGGTATTTGAAAGTCAAACAACTTCGTTTTGGAATACAAATAGTGCATCAACGGTGGTTGAGTATGATACCCTGCGTTCTGATGATGATAACATTGTGATATTGCAAGCAAATGTTAATTACAATCGTGACGGCATCCTTACAGAAAACTGGACATACAATGTATTAGGTCAAGAAACAGTTGACTCGGGCACAGAAACAGGACTTCCTGATGTGCATCGGTTGTCTCTGCTGTCACAAGACGTTAATGACGACGGTGTGCCTGATGACTTGGTAATTGATGATGAAGTCAATCACCGCGGCGTTGCTGACATTATGATGCCAAAGTATTACTACACAGTTCCAGCAGGCATTCCTTTATTTGGAGGTGTAGATATTACGCTTCCAACGTACTATTACATCGATCCCGCTGCTCCCGATCAAACCCCTGATATTAGTGTATCGTTTAATGGAATTGAATTGACAGACCAAGCAGTCCAATGGGGAGTTTCTGCTGCACTTGGTTCATATGCATCCAACAAAATTACGTTGTATAATGCAGTATACGCTGCTCCTGGAATGGTTCCTGGTACTTCACAAATTTTGATCAAGATCAAAGACTATGTGTACTTTACTCGCCCAACTACAACCGATCCTTGGGAACAAGCACCAACAGCTCCTGCGTCAATCAATTCATTTGCTACGGATCAGATCAATGCAACACAGCTGTGGAAGCGTCACGAAGGACGCTCTGATTTGAACTTTGCGTGGTTTCACCGTTCCCCTCGGTACTATTTGGTTGATCCATCACCATCAAATATCATCGACAGTTTCATCATTACCAAAGGCTACTATATGGCGATGAAGCGATGGCTCGAAGACCCGTTGGCAACTCAACCAACCCTTCCAACCCCATTGGAATTGAGGACGTCATATGGATATCTGTTGGACAACAAGATGATTTCTGATACGATTGTTCTTCACCCTGGAAAGATCAAACTTTTGTTTGGGGCACGTGCTACTGCATCACTCCAATGCTCGTTTAAGGTCATTCGTTCCGCTGATCGTAGCTTAACGGACAACCAAGTCAAAACAACAATCGTTACCACAATTCGCAATTTCTTCAACATCACGTTGTGGGAGTTTGGAGAAACGTTCTACTTCACGGAGTTAGCAGCCGCTATACACGCTGCATTACCGACGGAAATCAGTTCCGTAGTACTTGTTCCTTCACTGCCCCAGAATCAGTTTGGAGACTTGTTCCAAGTGCTGGCACGCGAGGATGAAGTGTTCTATCCAGATGTGTCTGTAACGGATATTGAAATTGTTACGGGCTACACTGCAACCAACCTTCGTCTGAACGCATAAACACCAGTGTTTTTGTCAGGCGTTCCTCCTCATAAATATTGAAAGAGCAATATGAGAGGGTAAGCCCGTGGCTACAAACAGCGATCACAAAAAATCATCAACAGACATCAATAACCTCCTGCCGGAGGTGTATGCGTCTGACGTAAATCATAGTACGTTTGAGATGGCGTTTAACCGTCACCTCACCAAAGATGATACTTCTCGTGTTGCTGGATTTATCGGGGAAGGTAACCCAGCCGCGCTTGTTAATCGCCAGATTCAAGAAGTAACTCCTCATCGCCAAGCATTCCAATTGTCGCCAACAATGTTTTCAACAGTTGGCACAGTTGAAACGGCACTATCGTACAAGGCATTCCAAGGACAGCTATCGCTGATGGGCGTAGACATTGACCGTATGCCACTGTGGGGTGATACAACGCAATTTAACTGGGCTCCTCCTGTTAACATTGATATGTTGGTCAACTATCAAGATTACTTTTGGAAATCAACCAGCTCCAAAGATACTGCTCAATACCTTACAATTGAAAATCGTTGCAACAAGGCACTAAGCAAAGTACAGTCATATTCAAATGTACTCGACTTGCGTGGAAGCACGTTTGCAGTATTGGACATTGGATTTGAAACTGATTATTTTGTAGTTGAAACCAAAGTAAATGACCTGTTTGTAGCATCGTTTGTTTTTTACACAGACACTACTTCCAACCCCAACTTACTGAACCAACGATGGACTGTTGCCAGTTCAACATATGATGTGGTGCTCAACCAAACCACTATTTTTGTCGTTGAATCAATTGCCAATGCCGGTCCTACCCCTCCTGCATCACCATTCTTACAAGAATGGTGGTTTGACACAGCAACAACACTGAAAGAGTGGAGCGGTGTTGCGTGGGTGTACGCTATTCAAGCTCAAAGTTTTAATATTGACCTTACACGTCAACTTACCAACTATCAAGCAGAAGCCAATTGCATTTGTAATCAAGATTTTGGTTGGGACATCAGTAAGTGGGATGATGGGGAGGGCTCACAGTGGGATTTCTCATCAGCTTGCGTTGCACAAGAACTAAATCAATGGTCTGATCAAAATGAGTGGATTCACAAGTCCCAAGTTCAATCATTTGCTGATGTCAAGCGCGCACAGCTTCCTATTTTGGAATACAACAGCACAGCTGAGCTCAACGAATGGACAAAGCTAACATATTCTTGGAAGTATCGCCAAACAGTTGATGCTCCATTTGCTCCTGTATCGGTTGGTCCTACCCGGTTTGAGCTTGAACCAATCAAAGGATACGTAGTGGTAAACGTATCAGGAATTTGGACAGTATTCCTTTTTTCACAGAATGCAACAGTTAACCGCGATATCAACCACGCTGCTACGTTTGTTCCGGGGTTTCGTTTTAGGTTTACTGACGACACAAACAGTGCAATCTTGTATACAACTGCGAGTTCGGAGTATCGGCAAGTATTAGCTTCGGATCCGGTTGCTGTAACATCAGCTTGTGGAGTTGGAAGTTTGTGTACTGTTGTGCGGTTGGCAGAATCGACATTTACATCAGCCTCAACCAGCGGTGGCCTGTTTAATTCACGTCTTGAACCAAGTTTAACCTCATCGGGTGATACATGGAGAGGATACCACGTGCATTGGGTGCTTGACCAAGCAGCTACCAGTTATGCAGCTACTGCAAATCATAGCTGGAATTACTTTTTGCGCAATTCATTGGAAAACCCACCAGCACCTATCGTACTTCCAGGTGCTACATATGCTCCAACAATTGACCCACCAAATCCTGTATTGTCAGTAATGACATCCAGCCCGTGGACACTAACTGTTACAACCCCGCTGGTGCAGGGTGATGTGGTGATGTTGACCGGTGCCACTATTCCGATTGGAGCAATGGCAGGTGGCTTATATCGTGTAAACGTTGATTTGACAGGCTTGGTTATCCAATTAGTTGACTTGTACAGTCCAACAACTATTTATCTGACCACAACAGGAGCAAGTGTTGTGTTGCAGCGTATGACCGGCACTCCATCTACTATTCACTTTGATGATGGAGTGCCGTTTCAATCGACACCGCTAACTATTACTGTGGGAGTTGGGTATCAATCACAAGCTGTTGGTACAACAGGAATAGTTCGAGTTGATTTGGTGGATAGTCTCCGGTATAACCCAGCAATTACTGGATACTATGCAACGCCGGGTAGTAATGAACTTCGTGTGTATATCAACAATGTGCGTCAATATGCTAATTACGTAGAGATTCCAGGTACTGGAACTCCGTCATACACGCTGGTTGGTTCAACATTGCAAACTACGCAAACTATTTCATATGTTCGCGCTGTTGTGTTTAATACACCACTGGCTCTTTATGACGTTGTGCGTCTCGAAGTTTGCCCTGCATCTATGGCAGATATGGGTATGTTTAGTGTTCCTGTTCGTACGATTGAAGATGAAATTGCATTCACGCTTGCAACTGTATCTGGTTCCCAACCAACATACACATCATTAACTCAATATCAAAAAATTGAGCAATCAAAGAAGTCCATCAACGAATATCCACAATTCAATGTGTACAATGTCGTAACTTCACAGGTCATAAAAGCTGCTCCGTTATTTGAGTTCAACGAATCTTCTACTTCACCTATCAATTCGTCAATAGGTAAGCGAATTGTTGCTTCTTCTGACGGTAAAGAGTATCAATTCAAGCAAACGCTGTTGGATCGGGACGATAATTTGCTATACGCTTATCGTAATCCATATAACACATCACTGTCCTATTGGTATAGTCCTTTGCTGAATACCGTTAGTTTTTGGGATGGAAAAGCATGGACACGTGATATGATTGTTCAGCTTACGGGTGGATTTGCATTGCGGCGAGCTGTTATTGCAAGTCTTCCTCCAACAGAATTACTAACTGTTGAAAAGTCGTTCTGGCTTGATAGTACTACCAATACGTTGGTACAACGTATTGGTTCAGCTTGGGTTGTTGTGGCTGGATTGATTGTGAGCGGAACAGATCCATCTCTTCAAACAATTTGGAAGCAGGGCATTGCTAACCCAACATACGTTCCTGCTTATGTTGATAAGGACAAGTTGCCAATTACTGTTGGAAGTCCTTTGGGCGATTGGGAAGTTGCAGATCAATGGGCATATAATTCAGAGCACCACAATCGTGAACTGGTATATTACTCTCAGATCATCACTCACTTCACATCTATTTTGAGTGGCCAACCAAAGATTCCTGGACTGTTGGGTGGCGGTGCTTATACGCTAACTCAAAATAGTGTTGATTATGGCATTGGCGGAACTATTAAAGAACACAACGACAGCTATGACACTTTGATCTCTGCTGTCAACGTAACAAACGCTACACCAACAGGTGTAATGGAGTTTGCACAGCAGGAATATGCAGGAGCACTACTATCGATCCGTGATTTGTTCAACAAGACTGTCGAGCAAACGTTTGCTACATACACTCCTGCCTCTTTGTTAGATTTTTCCAAGTATCTCAGCGACTACGTAATAACTCGATACGAGGCCAACGATTTTATGTCGCAGCTGTATGGGGATTCATCTACGTTTGATCCTGTGACTAACAAGGGTGTTCGTAATTGGGTTGCGACTTGCCCAATGTTTGGGTTGAGTGCGCTGTACCAACCATACTTAACAGTGAATGATGTTGGTGATGTACAGTTATTTCACCACGACGGACACCGTTCTCGTATCGAATACACAGCAGCTGAATTTGATCGTTTTGCACGGATTGTTTGTAAGACACCTGACGGACGTACCTCTGGTGGTACGTATGGAAAAGTAAGTTCACTTACTTTTCCAGCAACAGCCGCAGCAACAACAACTGCGTATGGTAATTTCCGCTCCGGTGTATATTGGTACAAGACTGGTGCTGATCGTAAACTGTACCGGTTTGAGCCATACACAATCGGTAGCGTTGGTCCATCGTTTTATGATGAAACAGGAGCTGAAATTCCTGATGGAATTCGGTACTACAATACAACGATTGATGCATCATACGAAAAAGTAGGTCTCACGTGGAACATTATCACTACTCCTGGTGCAGGAGATGTAACTCCTTTGTGGACAGAGATTGATTTTGCAGTATTGTTGGGAGAGATCCAGCTTGAAGTTGAAAATCGACTGTACGAGGTAACTCCAATTGCCGATCAAGTATTTGACTACTCCCTGCTCACGCCAACACCAGCAGAGCAACAAACATACACGGATCTTGATCGTGATCGCTTTTCAACATTCCTAATTTCTGCTAACATCACAACACCCTTCACAAATAGTGAATATGTGTCGTCTAATGCATTCACTTGGAATTACGCAAGCAGTGCTTCACTTACACCACCCCGTGGCGATATTACGCCACTATCCCCTGCTGCTTGGCAAGAGCTGTATACACGTTGGTACGGTACACCTTATCCACATCTTGAACCGTGGACAATGCAAGGCTATACAAACAAGCCTTTGTGGTGGGATGCACAGTATCTAAACACAACTGGCAATCGCCGTTGGATATATGTACATTCTACTACGACGGGGATGTGGCAGAATATTCGCGTAGGAACGGTTCCTGCTGGACGAACATATCCTAATGGTGCTGTTAGTACTGGTAACACAATTGCAGATGGACAAACTCTACCAACATACTTGTATTTTTCAGTCAATATTTCTGACAGCGTAATACCAGGTGGATACGGCCCGGATGAAGTATTGCCACCATATTATGACAACACAGCAATAGCTGTTGCGTTACCAACAGTGCGCTCGTTATTCAACGTGTACGCATCGGAAATCAGCGCTCCGGATGCTGACTACGCGTTTGGTGATGTAGGTCCTGCGGAATGGGCGTGGACAGTTTCAAATCAACGCCCATACGATCAACCAATTATTGCGTTCTTGATGCAACCGGTTCGGTTTATGCATCTTGCGTTTGGTCCTTCATACACAATCGTTGGAGGATTGCAGGTTGAGACTACATTCAACCAAGTATACAGCCACGAGGATGTATTATTCCACGGTGATGTGTTTAACACAGACCAAACATACTTGGTGCGTGGACTGAATCAATGGTACGTCAATTACAATCGATTCACAGGAACTGATACAAACGGTGAGTTTAGGGAATTGTGGGCAGGATGGAATCCAAGACTGACGTACCAATTTGGTGGAATTGTCGATACAAGCACGTTTGAAATTTCAAACAAGTATTTTGACGTCATTAACCAAGATTTTCAAATCATTCTTGCCAATAACGGCGTAATCAAAGACCTATGGCTGGATGCTTTTGAAATCAGTCTAATCAATATTCCACCTGCCTTGGTTCAGTATAACAACCAATCAGCTTGGAAAATGGAGATTGATGTATTAGCATCTGCTACGCGTAACATTGAATTTTACGGCGTAAAATCATATCAATTTGCAATGAATCCTGGAACTGACATCGGCACGGCATTCATATACCCAATGGTGTCTGCTAATGCACCTGCCCGTAGGTTTGGTATTGAGGGAGATCACACAGCAACATTTACGGCAAATACTGTGTTTACCGTAGCAGGATCTATCGGAAATGATGGATCGTACACTGTAACTTCTTCGATCTTTGAATCATCAACAAATCGAACACGAATTAACGTCCTGCAACCTATATCGTTCTCGAACGCTGGTGGAACATTACACATATCTCGTGCACTTCCATGGGCTACTGGTGATCAAGTTGTGATCAGTTCGACAAAGTTTCTACCAGCACCATTGCTGCCAAACACTCCGTATTACATCATTCGAGTGACTCCTAATACATTCAAGCTGGCAGAGTCGCCAGCTGATGCATTAGTTAACAATGCAATTGATCTGACATCCGCTGGTGATGGACTGCTACGTGTATCCCAAGTTGACTCAACGTTTTACGTGTTTGGTGGTGCTGGTAACACGCAAGATTTGTGGTATCACTATGCAATTGATAAGACCGATCTCCGTGTTGCATCTCCTCCATATACCTTCCTTGGAATGCAAACATTGATCAACATAATGGATGGATATGCTGCGCTTCAAGCTGATAACGGCATTCTTCAAAACATTGCTGTGTCTTCTGACTTCGATCCTGATACAGGTCGTCAAATCAACTGGACTGTTGAAACGGAACGATTCATTGACTGGGCTTATGGCCTGCGTCAATCACGTATAACCGTGTCTGATCGGTATCCAGTTACCGTAAACACATCTACGAACCTGTTGACGTTTGGAAATGCTATTCCTCAATGGTTGAGTGGCACAGCTGTAACCGTATTTTCAACTGGTGACTACCCAGCTCCGTTGATTGCTGGATCACCGTACTATGTTGTGAACACTGGAACATCTGGTGTAATTCAACTGTCTACGTCTGCAAATTCATCTGACATGTCGTCATACATTGATATCACAACAGTGGGATCTGGTCAAGTATCAGTTGGAGCCTACAACAAGAATCGTGCATATCCACGTTTTGAATTGAACCCAACACGCAACAATATGTGGGTTGAAACACCGCTTGGCGTATTGTCAAATGTCATAACTGGTCCTTACAGCGACATTCGTGTCAATCAGACGATTTTTGACCAATACAGCCGCCAACTTGGTTCTGATAAGATCACAGTTTATCGTGAAGATAAGCGTAGCCACATCACCATTCGCCCTCTATTGGCCAACGATGTTGATCCAGTGTATCAGACGGATCCGTACAACTATATTCATATGGGGGGCGCTCACCTATTTGTTGAAGGATACGAACACTTCTTGGTATTCAATGATTACACAGTTAGCAATTCATTGTTGTATGATTCTTTCTTGGGTCTACAAGCAACAAAGTTTAACGTTGACTACTTTGAGAAAGAAGAATATACCCTTCGTCCAACACTGGGCGGATACTATTTGCTGGACCAACAATTCAATCGTAATATTGAAGGATCTGCAAGTGATATGCGCAATTACTATGATGCTCTTGAATTGTCAGAAACTTCTGACGTCGCGCGTCGGTCGCGCGC